ACTGATGAGGGATCTCGGCGCTGTGGTTGGTGAGGTTGCGCCGGAAGCGGCAGCCGCAGCCGCCCCCACGCTGCAGATCACGGTTGAAGACAAGCGCCAGGTGGGCTAGTACGTTTGTTCTGTATTACAGTGTGTGACAGTGCGGCTGCCCTAGCTGCTGATTCTGTGCAACAATAAAGAGCACCCAGGGGAACCCTCCCATGCACCGCATCGCCACCAATCCGGCAGCCGTTACCGCCGCGTTTCTCGCTGGCGCGCTGCTGCTGATCGCTGCTGTCCAGCTTGCCGTAGAGGATAATCGCCGCTATGGCGCGTGTCTGGCGCAACAGTCGCCGGCCTACTGTCGCCTCGTCATCAGCGGACGCTAGTGTGACAGAGTATTAACACTGTATCGGTGTGAACCCTAACGCGTCGTCGTCGTCTTTATTGTTAGAGAGTACACAGGGATACCACCCCATGACCGCCACCCCATCCCGCGCCACTAAAGCCCAGCTCTGTGAGATCCTGAACGAAACGATCGCGCACAGAAACAAGGCGCTGCACGCCGCACGCCAGAGCCAAGAACAAGCAACAGCCGCTCTGCTGATCGCCCTTGCCGCCTTCTGCTTCGGTCTGCTGTTCTGAGCTAGTACAAACAAACCAATCCGCTAATCCGGGGGGCGACCTCCGGCTTCTTAGTGGGCGGTTCGGGGCTCAGGGTACCTACTGACACATCCTCAATTTCTTCCTCTGTTACACACCGGGGGCAGGGTAGCGATTCCACGCTTCGGGCACGCACGCCCCCTAAAAATACGCAACGAGTAAGATATAATACGGCTAGTCAAAGACATCCCGCATGTGGAAACCGATTCCCGGCTACGAAGCCTCGTATGAGGCCAGTAGCACCGGCCAAATCCGCTCACTGGAGCGCATCGTCACCTACACCCGCAACGACCTCCGCTGCGTGGAACGCAAATACCCCTCCAAAGTGCTCAAACCGGGCCTAAACAGTCGCGGCTACGAGATTGTGACCCTCTGCGACACTGACAACCGCCACCACACCCGCGCCGTCCACCGCTTGGTGCTCGAAACCTTCATCGGCCTCAAACAACCCGGCCAAGAGTGCCGCCACCTTGATGGCAACATCCGCAACAACGCCCTCACCAACCTCTGCTGGGGCACTTCCGCCGAAAACATGGCAGATAAGATTGCGCACGGCACCTACGTGCGCGGTAGCCGTGTGGGAAACTCTCGGTTAACAGAGGAACAGGTACTAGAAATCAAAAAACGCTTAGCACAAAAAGAACCGCACGGTTCTATTGCACTAGACTACGATGTCAAAAGAGTAACAATAAGCGCCATCAGCGCGGGGTACAACTGGTCTTGGTTATGAGCGAAAACACGGTAAGTCTGCGTCACGCGCAGGGACAAGTTTTTAATTCGCGCAAACGCTTCCGCGTGCTGGTCGCTGGGCGCCGTTTCGGCAAAAGTTATCTTTCCTGCGTCGAATTACTGCGCGGAGCTATAGAAAGGCCCGGAGAAACCTTCTTTTATTGTGCCCCAACGTACCGCATGAGCAAGGATATTGTGTGGAAATTACTGAAAAAATTAGTCCCTAAAGCATGGATTAAGAGCAAAAATGAGACTGATTTGAAAATAGAATTAGTCAACGGCTCCACGATCGAATTAAAGGGCACCGAGAACGCCATGGCCCTCCGAGGCCGCAGTTTGGCTGGCGTAGTCCTCGACGAAGCCGCCTTCATGTCTTCGGACGTCTGGTTCGAGGTCATCCGCCCCGCCCTCGCCGACAAACAAGGCTGGGCCCTCTTCATTTCCACCCCGGACGGCACCGCCAGCTGGTTCTACGACCTCTGGTGTTACGCCGACGAAGACCCCACAGGCGACTGGACTCGCTGGAGCTTCACCACCATCCAAGGCGACAACGTCCCCCCGGAAGAAATCGAAGCCGCCCGCGCCCAACTCGACTCCCGCACCTTCCGCCAAGAATTCGAAGCCAGCTTCGAGAACCTCAGCGGCCTTGTCGCCATCAGTTTCAGCGACGAAAACATCGACAAAACCGTCCAAGACCTCGCCGTCCTCCCCCTCCTGCTTGGAGTGGACTTCAACATCGACCCCATGAGCGGCATCTGCGCCGTCAAAAAGGGCGACGTCCTCTGGGTATTCGACGAAATCATCATGACGGGTGGCGCCACCACCTGGGATTTCTGCGAAGAAGTCCAAACCCGCTACGGCGTGGAGCGCCGCATCATCGCCTGCCCGGACCCCACGGGCGGCGCCCGCAAAACCGCCGGCGTTGGAGCCACCGACCACAACATCCTACGCAAATCCGGCTTCACCGTCTCCAGCCCCCGCAACCCCTGGAAAATCCGCGACAAAATCACCTGCGTCAACACCGCCCTGCTGGATGCTTCTGGAACCCGCCGCCTCTTCATCCATCCCCGCTGTAAAGAACTCATCAAATCCCTCCGCACCCTCACCTATGCTCCAAACACGGGCCTCCCCAACAAAAATCTCGGCGTAGACCATGCTTTTGACGCTCTTGGCTATCTCTGCCTTCAAACTTTCAACCTTGCCAAACCCGAGGCCCTCGGCAAAACCAACTACCGTGTCTGGTAACACCCTCTTGCTGGCGCACCATGGCTGCAAAAAAGCCCACCAAAGCCCAGAAAAAGGTCTCCAAAGTAATGCGCGAGTACGACAAGGGTGAACTCCGCTCGGGCAGCAAAAAAGGCCCCGTCGTCAAATCCCGCAAACAGGCCATCGCCATCGCCATGTCCGAGGCTGGCATGAAGAAACCCCCCAAAAAAGGTAAGAAGTGATCCAAACCGTCTCGGGCGGCTGCGTCCACATCGAAATTGACGCCGAAGACGGCCTCACGCACGCCACCTTCGCCTTCAAAACCCCCTCCCTCCCCGAAACCCTGGGCGGCTTCGTCACAATGCTCGCCCACGGCATCGAAGTGCTGGTGCCCATCACCAACCCCGACGACGAAGAAGACGAAGACGACTAAACCCTCTTCCTCACCAAACTAACCCCCATAAATAACAAAAACAACACAAAACAAGGCCAAATAGGCATCACCTTTTCTCCATTTCATGTATCCACACCTTCAACTCCTTCACATAATCCCTCAAAAACTCCGCCTTCTCCAAATGCCACACATTCCCACCCCTCATGTACTGGCGCACATGCTCATCAATCCCCTTTAAGCAGTGGTGAATCACAGGATTCCACGGCTCCCGCGTCGACGTATTCCACTCGCGCACGGTAACAATGCCGCGTCTCCTGCCAAAATAGGTACAAAGTAGGAGTCCAGCCGTGGTCTACAGCGCCAACATCCCCCCAACCGGAGCTGTAGTCAGCGAATCCCCATTCGTCCGCAGCCTGGACACCATCGCCATGATGTCCGACTGGAGCATCATGGCCGCCGTCACCCGCGGCACCAACTACATCCGCGACCTCGCCGAAACCTACCTCCCGCAAGAACCCCGCGAAGACAACGACGCCTACACCACCCGCGTAGACCGCTCCGTCCTTTCGCCATACACCAGCCGCCTGATCGAAACCGCCGCTGGCGCCATCCTCCGCAAGCCCATCCACGTAGAAGGCGACCCCTACTGGCTGGAGCTAATCCAAAACATCGACGGCCTGGGCTCCAGCATCAACGAATACGCCCGCCGCGCACTGGTGAGCAGCCTCACCTACGGCCACAGCGCCATCCTGATCGACTACCCCGCAGCCACTGGAGCCCTCAACCTCGCCGAAGAACGCGCCTTGGGCCGCCGCCCCTACTTCGTCCACATCGACGCCCCCCAGATCTGGGGCTGGCGCAAAGAGTCTGGCACCAACCGCCTCCTGCAAGTCCGCATCCACGACTACGACGTCCGCCCCCTCAACGACTTCGGCGAAGAACAAGTCGAACAAATGCGGGTGATCTACCCCGGCCGCTACGACCTCTACACGCTGGGCCAAGAAGTCGTCGAATTCACCGCCACCGGCGACTACAGCCTCCCCGAAATCCCCCTCGTCCCGATCTACAGCAACCGCCGTGGCCTCCTGATCTCCCAACCCCCACTCCTCGACATCGCCAACCTGAACATCACCCACTACCAGCGCCAAGCCGACCTCATCCACGCCCTCCACATCGCCGCCATGCCCACCCTCGTCCTAGAGGGCTGGGACGACACCACCGGTTCCGCAACGATGGGGGTCAACTACGCCATCGCCATGCAACCGGGCAACAAGGCTTACTACGTCCAAGCCGACGCCACCAGCTTCGATGCCCAAATGGCCGAACTCCAATCCTTAGAAAGCCAAATGTCCACGCTTGGCGTGACCAAACTCTTCGGCCAAAAATTCGTCGCCGAATCCGCCGAGGCCAAGCGCATCGACCAAGCCCAATCCAACAGCGTCCTCTCGATCATCAGCCAAGAACTCGAATCCGCCCTCAACCAAGCCTTCGCCTTCGCCGCCCAATACGTCGGCCTGGAACCCCCCGAAATCACGATCGACCGCGACTTCGACTACTACCGCCTCATCGGCCAAGACATCTCCGTCCTGGCCCAACTCAACACAGCCGGCAAAATCAGCGACTCCCTTCTGCTGGAAATCCTCCGCCGAGGCGAAATTCTTCCCGACAACATCAACATCGAAGACGAAGCCGAAGCCGCCACCATGGACGCCACCGCCCTAATCGAAGCCACCGAAAACACCGGCGACGACGACATGGAAGAACGCGCCACCAATACAATGACTACATCGGAGGCTGAATGACATGGCCGTCTACCCAGGCACCTTCAATATCCGCCTCCAGCGCCGCGCCGACTACAGCCTCTCGTTGCAGTTCAAAGACAGCACAGACACGCCCATAAACCTAACCAACTGGGTCGTTTACGCCCAGCTTTGGAATAAACAGCGCACGACAAAATACGCCGACTTCACGGTCACGTATGTCAACCGCGCTACCGGCCAAGTCGCCATCGCCGTCACCGACACCCAAACCACATCTTTCCCCGACGAGTGTTACTACGACGTCCTGCTGGAGAACCCCAGCGGCCTACGTGAGTATTACTTGGAAGGCACTGTGTACGTCTCCGAGGGCTACACAGCATGACAACCGTAAGCGTCGATAACGACTATCGCATTGTTGTCATCACCGACGGCAACGGTGACACAGCTGTCGTCACCGCCCCCAGCCCTGCAGTCACCGTCGAAACCATCGGCCTCGGCCCCCAAGGCCCCGGCGGCATCCTCGGCCTCTACGCCACCATCATCGACACCACCGACCAACCCCTAACCACAACATCCGCCGCCCAACCAATCACCCTCAACACCACACTCGAAAGCCGCGGCATCTCCGTCACCTCCAACAGCCGCATCACCTTTGAACTCGCTGGAACCTACAAAATCCTCGCCTCCCTCCAATTCACCAACATCGGCAACGTCATCTCCGAAGTAAACATTTTCTTCCGCAAAAACGGCACCAACATCACCAACAGCAACACCCGCATCGACCTCGAACCCCGCAAATCAGTAGGCAGCCCATACCACGACTGCACTGCAATCGAATACCAGCTAACAGTCGCCGCCAACGACTACGTGGAACTGTGGTGGGCCGCCACCGCACCCGACATCACACTGGAGACAATCCCCTCCGACGCCCTCCACCCGCAAGCTCCCAGCGTCATCGTCAACGTCGCCCAAGTCATGTACTCCCAGGCTGGAGTACCAATCGGCGGCAACACCGGCGACATTCTCGTCAAAACCAGCGCCACCAACTACGCCACCGCCTGGACCGACGCCCCAACTGTTGACAAACTCGGCCTCGACCTAACCGCCGCCGAAACCGTCAGCCCCGGCCAACTTGCCTGGAACGCCACCGAGGGCACGATGGATCTCGGCACCCCCGGCGTCACCTACCAACTCGGCCAAGAGCTGGCCTTCCGCTGCAAGAACGTCTCCGCCGACGTGATTACCGACGGCGAAGCCGTCATGTTCATGGGCGCCGACGCCACCACCGGCCACCTAGAGATCGCCCACATGATCTCGAACGGCACCGTCCCCGGCTACGTCTTCTTCGGCGTCGCCACCGAGCCCATTGCGATTGGAGCCCTCGGCTACGTCACCACGCTCGGCAAAGTCCGCGGCATCGACACCAGCGCCTTCCCCGACGACTCCGTCCTCTGGCTGGACCCCGCCACCCCCGGCGGCTTCACCCTGACCGAACCCTCCGCCCCCGCCCTCAAAGTCCCA